TAAAGTATTAACTAGTTCGTCAGACAGTATAACTTTTAATTTACCATTAGCAGCGTTTTCAATTTCAATTGAGCCTGAACTATTTGGTATTAATGTAACAGAACCTGCCACAAAATCATCTTTTAGTTTAATTAATTTTAATTCGAAAGTATCTGTTGATTCAATTACCATAGGAAGTGTAGAACTATCTTGCTTAATAGTCAGAATAAACTCATTGCTCATGCTTTTATCTACTATAAATTTATCCTTTTCACATGTTGCCATTATACTTCCTCATATTTAGGTTCATATATTGCTACTGGTGTAGCATTTAAATCTTTAACTATACTATCTAATCCCATAGTAGCTACCTCTTTATCTTTACCTACTCTATCAACGTAAGCTGTCTTAGCTTCCTGCTCTAACTTTTTGACTTGTTGATAATTGATCTCATGTTTGTCAGGCAATATAGTGTTTAACTCATACTCTTTAAGTTCTCTATCTTTAGCCCCATTCAATAATAATTCACTATCTTGTGTTTGTAATAAATCTATTTGTTCAACTAGTTGTTCTTTTTGAAGAGGCATCATTTCAGCTAGTTCATATGTTTTCAGTTCTAACTCTTTTTCGGAAATATCAACTTTAGCAATTGCAATATCTGCCTCTGCTCTCATCTTCTCAGATTCTGAGTCCATTAATCCATCACCAGTATCTTGAATACTAGATCTAATTACATTTCCTTCAGAATCTAAAGTATAATCCATACCATAAACTTTATCTATTTTAGCAAGCATTTCAACATAAGAAGAATCTGCTTGAGTCTGTTTAAGCTCTACTTCTTTTTCAGCCAATTCTGCTTGTAAAGAATATTGTACCGATTGTCCTAATACTGTTTGTAACAGTCCTAAATATACAGTAGCATAGTCTGTTCCCTTTATTCTTCCTTTGTTGAACTGAGCTTCTATGTGAGCTGTAGCAGTCTCCATTAAGTCATCAAAGATCCCGTCTCCTGTAACTATATTATTAGTTGTAACTACATTATTAGTTAGTTTAGATATATCAACAGCCATTCAATTTCCTTAATTTTTATGTCTTTATAAGTATACGTAAACCCACCTTAGAGATGGGTTTAATATAATTACTTTCCTATAATTGAAGTTAATTCTTCTTCAGTTAATGGGATCTCTGGAGTGATACCAAATGCTGGAGACATTTGTTTAATAGTAACGTTCTTACCTTTATTATTTGTTGTATTAACTTGTAATAAAGTTTCTTTTTCTCGTAACATATCAATGATATTTTTGTAATATAGTCTTGGTTTACCATCAAATTTAATAACTTGTTTTTTAAACCCAGTTCTAGTATTACCAAAAGAGTACATTTCTGAAGGAATCTCACGCATGTTTGATGACAATGCAGTAACACCAACTTTAATCATTCTAGTAGATTCTTTTACAGCACTTGCTTTATCACTTGACTTAGCTACTTCTTTTATAAGCTTTTCAGCCACTTCTGCTTTTGGAGTTTCATATTTAGCAGCTTTTGCTAATATCTCAGCTTCTTGTTCTGCTTCTTCTAACAATACATCTAAATCTTCTGCACTGATATTACCTTTAAACTCTAGTCCTAATTCCTTAGCCTTAGCTATTTTCTCTTTATGTGTCATTTTAATATTCCTTAATTATCTTGTTTTTATAGTCATTGGTGATACCTGACCTTTGTTCCTAACAGGGCGAACCCTGTTAGCACCTAATTATAATTCTTAAGACTAGTATCTACTTGCAGTATTATATACTGCGATATGGTCTGGCCGGTCGATTAAAACTCCATTCCAAAATTCAATTACAGTCATACCAGTTTTACCATATGGATTAGCTTTTGATCTTAACTCTTCTGGAGTTTTTGTAGTGATGTCAAACTTACCTTTAGTACCTGCACCATATTCAAATCCAATATGAGTAAACGCTTCAGAACCAACTACTAAGTTAGCGTATACATTGAATTTAGTCCCATCATTTCTGAATAAGTCATTTGCCGCACTTGAAGTCCATGCTGCACCTGTTGCTGCACCTGTAGCAGATGAGTAATTAACCATTTTTGGATGAATAACAATTCTAAATGGACCAACTTTACCAATTTCACCGTGAATTGACTTAACATACTTACCAGCTCCACCCATTGCATCAGAATATTGTTCTACTGGAACAAACGCCATTTTAGGATTAGTTGCTGTTGAATCTAACGCTTCAATTGACATAAAGTCTAATTTCATATCTGGAGAAATAAACATATATCTAGCTGCTGCTACTGTTTTAGTATCAGTTAACTTTGAACCTGCAATAATTTTAGTGTCTTTTGGACATTTGTTATTATCTAATTCTGTATCTAAGTTAATTAAATCTCTTAATGTAGGAGTAGATGTTGCATCTACTGTTGCAATTGTTGTTGCGTCACCTGAAAAGTAATTGATACCAGCACCATTGATTAATTCAATAGCTAAAACATCTTCATTAATTTGGTTAGCGCCTCTAACAGCTTCTTCTGTTACATGCATTTTCCAATTAGGATCTGTATCAAATGAAACTTCATCTTTAGTCCACTCAAAATAGAAACCTCTATTAGTAATTGATCCTCTAACTTCTTTTCTTGAAAATGAAACTTTGTTAACTTCTTCAGAATCTTCTGATAAGTCTGGTAATTTACCTGCAATTACACCCATTCCTCTTGAAGAACCATATAAGTTACCATTTGCATATGATACACCAGTTGAATCTAAACCTAATCCAGCTCCACCAGCATTTTCATCTGATAATAGCATAATATACCTATGTTTAACTACTTCTTTACCCATGTTATTTGGTTGTGAAGTTGAACCTGATAATTTACCTAAAATCATCTCATCTTTTGTTTCAATAATTGCTTTTTTATTGTGATACTCTTGTCTAATTTGTACGTTACCTGCAGCGTTATCAATTGTTGATTCGCTACCTGTTTTACCTGTATTATATGCCATTTATTTATCCTTGCATTTGTAAATCCATCCATTTCAGGAACTCTTCGTCTGACATTTTGTCAGTGTCGAGTTGATCTGGTGAACCTGATGTTCCAGCAGTACCTTGAGTAATTGCTGCACTTTGTCGTTTTTCAGCATCTTGACTAGCAAGTTCTCTCTGAGCTTGTTTTGCTTTTGTATCAGCAATTAATTTTGCTTCTGCTTGAGCTCTTTGCTTAGCTTCATCTGCTTGTTTAGATGCTTGTTGTGCCATATATACCTTTTGGCGATTATACTGTGCACCGGCTTCAATATAGTATTCAATATCAGACTTACTTCCGTCACCTTGTAACTTTAATTTTGTCATCATTGGAGACACTTTTTGATACTCACCATTTTTAACATCTTCATGAATACCTATCATTATCTCTTTAGTACTTAATTTAACACCATTTGGTAATGTCATACCATTAACAATTTGGCTTCTAGACCTTTCGTCAAATTGGTTTGCTATTACGTCCCTAGTAACTACCCCTTCGTCATCTGAATCAATTTCAGAATATGCGTCTTCGATAGTTAATTCTAGTTCACTTTTACCGTAATTGTGAGGTGTATAATCCAACTCTTTCTCAGTATCTAATTCGAGTGCATCAATGCCTGCTCCTTTTAGTACCGATGTAATTGCATCTTCATCACCTTTTAGTACATCTAACATCGTATTGAATTGATCATCCGTCATGCCTAATTCTTCCATAGCACTTATTCTTTTCCCAAATTGAGAAAGCTTCTGTGTCTTTTTAGTGTAGTCTGCTGCTTTTTGATACATTGAATCAAATTGTGCTAACTTTTCAGAGTTAGTGAATTCAATTTCTTGTCTATTAGCTTTAACTTTACTAACTTGGTTTAAATACGAGTTTAGTACATCATCCTCCGAATCTGAATCTTTAGTTTTTGTATCTTCTGAGTTCCCGTCTTCTGTTGATTCTTCTGACTCGGCAGTCTCTTCACCATCTTCTTTCGGCTCTTCTTTTACAGCAACTTTTGAATCTTCATCATTAGCAGTATTTACGGAATCCTGTTCTGGTTGTTCCGGATAAACTGGTGATGTTTTTTCTGGTTCTTCTTGTGATACCACTTCCTCAGTTTCTTCTGCAAATGCACCTTCTTCCATTTGTTTCATAAACTCTTCGTCACTAATTTGATTCATGTTCATATCTTCCATTACTCTGCCTCATCTTGCTTAGCTTTTTCAGCTTGTTGTACAATACCGGCCAATCTATTACGTAGATATGTCACACTCATAATTTGTTCCATTGTTTGTTGTCTAACTTCTGGAGACATACTAATCATGTTCTGTGATTCATACATAAGTATGTCAGATATACATGCTTTTTCAATAACTCTTTGAAATTGTGGTAGGCCTCTTAGGTATTCTAAGTCAGCTCCTAGGTCTATGTCTGTTCTAATTTGTAAATCAGAATTATCTGGATTATTCATTTCTGAGTCCCTTTCCTGTTGTTTAGTTTTTAGTTTTTTGACGTATTCGGTCAAAAGCTTAGTATGCTGCTTGAGCTGCTAAACCTTGTCCTGCTTGTGTTACTGGTTCTTGAGGTGCTTGTTGACCTTGTGGCCCCATCTCTTGTTCTAATTCTTGGATTGCTATTTGAATAAGCTCTTGAGGAATTCCTTGTTGAACCATTTCTTGTGGATCCATTCCTTGTAATAGCATCTGTTTGATTTCATCAATCATTGCTCTTTCTTGATCTTGTGGAGCTGGTACTCCTGCTTGTGATAAACCTTGTTGCATTTTCTCAATCCTTTTATTTGTTGCCTAATTTTACAGCGTAGTTACTTAATGTAACCTTAGCTATTACGTAAACCTTGTGCACTTAGTCCATTATTTCTAAGAAGAACATCTTCTAGGGCACTCTTGTGTTGAAGTAAAGACTCTATTGCAGGCTTCATTGATAACATAGCATCTTGTTTTGAAGCATTTGCAATATCATTCATTTCTTTTGCTTTAACTATTTCATCAAATTGAGCAGCTTTTCCTTTATCAGTTTCAGCTGCTCCAACTTGTCTTGTTATTGAACCATTATCATATAACATATACTACTCCTTTTATTGTACTACACCAATAGCTTTATCACCATTCTGAGCTTGAAATCTCATTTGTAGCATATTCGCTTTTAGCTTCATATCTTCTATTTGTAACTTAGCATTATTCTTTTGACTTTCTAATTCTAACTTCTCTCTATGAGCAATTCCATTATCATCTTTTAAATACTTAAGTGCTTCATTATCAGTTTTTTCTCTAATCATTTCTGTATCAGCATTTAACTTAACAGCTTGTGCTTGTAGTAATCTTGCTCTAGCAATTTTTTCTAATTCATCACCTTTGTCTTCTGCACTACTTGCTTGCACAGCTTGTATTTGTGCTGCTAATAAGTCATTCTCTAATTTCATTTTTCTTAGTTCTTGTTTCTTAGCTTCTTCTGCCATTGGATCTGGTTTAGACATTTGTTCTCTTACTTTATCAGCTTGGTCTCTTAATGCCTTAGCTCTAACTGGGAACTTACTTAATTCAGCCCAATCTGCCATCATTTCATACTTAACATCAGGTTCCATTGAAGGTCCCATAGTCTGTAACATAAATGCGATCTTGTCAGCTTTAATTTGATTATCTTCAGATGTTGATACATTAATTGCAATATCTACTTTACCTTGTAAATCATCTCTTTTAATTGTTATGTACTCTGAATTAGTTATTCTCATAACTTCTTCTGGTTGTAAGAAGACAGCATTATATGCCATCCATTTTCTAATTAAAGGTTTTATGTTAGTTTCTGCAAAGTTTCTTACAGTATTTAATCTTCTAGTACTTGTTGCGTCTAATACGCCTTTTGCACCAGCAGCACTTCCACTCATTCCACCAGATAATCCTTTTTCATTCATACCCATAACACCAGTAATTGATTCAATATCATTATTAGCTAAGCCAATCATATCAAACGCACTACCAGGCAATTGATTATATGAACCAAACACAATATCTCTAACACTTGTATTTACTTCAAAGTTCTTACCTTGATTCATCTTCTTTCTATTTACTGCATCTAAAGCATTCTTTGTTGTTATAACTTGTCCATTGTTAGAAGCGGCCATATTATCAACCATTCCACGAATAACTGCTGTTTTAATCTTTTGACTATCATCTACTAATGATGCATTAGCTTCACCGTATAATTCAAATGGCTTTGTATTAACTGAAGTTATAACAAAAGGAAGCTTTTTATCTGGGTATGGATTTTCTTGTAATCTAATTATAGTATCATTTACCCATGTACATACAATAGGTTCAGCAATACCATCACCATTTATATCATAATTTCCCCAGTATTCATATACTAGTAACTTCTTTCTTGGATCATCTTCAAACTTAAAAGAACCATTTTCCATTTCAAGATATTCAGCATCTGATTCAGGGTCTGTAATTTCTTTCTTAATCTTATCAAGACTCTTATATCTGCCATCTTGTCTTAATCTACTTAAATTACTTTCATACCTAACTATAATAAATTGACAATTATCCATATCATCTTGGCAAGTAGGATCAATATACACATCTTCATTTCGCCTAACTACTGCTGTTGGTTCATTTACTACGACAACTTTTTCTTTAACAATTTGCATTCCACCAATATATTCAGCTCCGGTAGACTCGTCTACAACAATAAGAGGTTCTTCACTTTCCCTAGTTTCTGTTAATGAGTTCCAACCAGTTTGTACAATAACTGTTCCATCTTTATCTAATACTTTTAATGCTTTTGTTAAGTAAGCAAATCTTTTAAACTTCCTACAAAATTGTGTATTAACAACTAGTTGATTTTGCCTTGCAGCTAATTCATCCTCAAAAGTTACAGGACTGGCCTTAATAATGTCTTCGTCCATAAATGGTGATACTAATGTAGCATGCAACCATTCAGACTGTCTTCGTGAGTCTTTACTGACTAGTTGTGACTTTCCCTCTACTTCATTCCCATAAGGATCTGCATCATAAATACTTCTGTAGGCTTTAATTTCCTGCATTTTCTTATCATGATACGTTTTAGAAGATTGGTAATCAGCTTTAAAAGACTCTAATAAGCTTTTTGTCGTTGGTTTTTGTTCCATTGGTACCTTCCATTGTTTATCTACTTGATTATATCTCATTAACTATTAATTTTAGCTTTTAAGTTTATATCAAATGTTTTATTAATTTAAAATGCTCTTGTCTATGTTGATAGCTATCAGTCCATTTATTAATTACTTTTGTGATTCTATCTACATCAGTATTCCTTGTTCCTTTATCAGCAAGTCTATATAAATCCTTCCAGATCCAAAATCCTAACCCAATCAATAGTGTTCCTTCTAGCGTACTGGCATCTTCACCGTAAACTATATTAACTCCACTATTAGGAGCATATTTATCTATTCTATTCTGTACTTGCTCATAGTTATAAGCTCCAGTAATCTGTAAGCTACCTTGGCCTCTAAAATTCCAACCATCACCAGATTCTCTTGGACCATTACCTAATCTATTTGCGTAAACTATATTAGCTATTTCTTCTTGATTAGCACTATGTTTAACATCTCTACCAAACGTATTTGCTTCTTGTTTTGTTATGCTACTGAACGTCTTTAATAAAGCCTCAGAGCTATAGTTCATACTTTCACTAGTAGGTTTAAACTCTGAGCCTAATTCCTCTCTAGCTTGAGATAAGAAGTGTGCAATCCTAATGTTACTGGCTACACCAAATGCTTTACCATATTTATCTATTAACTCTACTAAATACTGAATATCTTCATTATTAGTCTTAGGAAATAGTACTTCTATCATCTTTTCTGTATTAATCATCTTTCACCTCATCTTTTATTTCTTTTCTACCTTTTTACGTTCCTCGTAGAACCCTTCATACTCATCGA